GATATGTTGGAGCTTATATTCCACTAGAATCTAGTATAAACTTATACTATAGAAATGATGAACATTATTCTCAAGACATAGTAGAATCATCTGGAGATGGTCAAACTGGTGAGGCTAACGTTTACTTCCTAACAGATCCAGGATAGATGAACACTCTATATACTTAGAAAACTCCAATGTACGTATATAATGCTGCTTACTCTAATACTAGTACTAGTAAGAATTATATACAAAAATCTATATATGCTGAAGATGATGTTAAAAGCATGAATAGAATTACTTGTTCAGAGTTAAAGACAAATAATGAACAGACAGATAGTTGGACTAAATTTAAGTTTGCTAACTATTTAGATACAGATAGTACATATGGACCAGTTACTAATCTTAAAGTATTTAAGAACAAATTGTATTTCTTCTAGGATAGTGCTGTAGGTATAGCCTCTGTTAATGATAGGTCTTTGATTACCGATAATAATGCTGGAGCTTTAACATTAGGTACTGGTGGTATTCTTACCAGATACGATTACTTAGTTACTTTAAATGGAGATAGTATTATTAATGATAAGAGTATTACTAATTCTGAAACTACTTTGTATTGGTATGACTTAGATAAAAATGTTATATGCTCACTTAGCAATGATTTTAATGAATTATCTAAAGTAAAACAAGTATAGACATATTTAAATAGATTGCCAGATAATGCTAGAAAGAATCCAGTGTCATTCTATGATAAGAAATACAACGAAGTATGGTTTAGAATATATGATAGATGTTTAATATTTAATGAACAATTAAATGTATTTACTTCTTTCTATACTCATAATCCGAACTGGTTCTTTCCATTCTCTACTAGACTAGTAACTATTAAAAACAATAATTGTTATTACTTACATAATATGTATGATGTTAATAGTACTACTAAAGAAGAGAAAATATCTTATGTTAGATTTGTAGTTAATAAAGATATAGCATATACTAAAGTATTCGATAATTAGTGGTTCTCAGCTGAATTTGTAGACATTGGAGATGAAACTAAGCCTACGTTAATATCTGATATACACTTTAATACTAAGAATTAGGAAACAGAACCTATTGATTGGAAATAGATAGAATAGAGAGAAGATACATTTAGATTCCCAATAAGTAGAGAGAAACAAAATAATCCAGGGTAGCAACAATAGACTAATATGTCTTATGCTGGAAGAATGAGAGGAAAATACTTAATCTGTAATTATACATTAGATTGTAATGATAACAGAGAATTTAAGCTTCCTTATGTTAAAACAACTTATAGATATTCAATGTTATAATATGAAAACTAAGAAATTAAAAAGAGTTCCTCAATATGCTTTCGGTGCTGATGCTATTTCAAACTGGGGTAATATGAGTGGAGTAGATAAAGCGAATGTAGTTACACAAGGAGTTGGTGCTGTGGGTAGTATGATAGGTAATGCTACTAGTGGAAAGAAGCCTACAGCAGCTGGTGTAATAGGTGGAATAGGATCTGGAGCTGCAATGGGGGCATCTATTGGTGGACCTTGGGGAGCAGTAATAGGTGGAGCTATTGGTGGTATTACTTCAAGTATAGGTTCTGGTGGTTCTGTTAATGAGTAGACTGGTGAGTATGAATTACCATCAGGAATCGCAGGTCTGTTTGGTCATAGTAAAAGTTATATACGTAATAAGGCTGGTAGAATTAAAAATGGTATTCAAGCTAGACAAATGTCTGAACAAGTAGCAGCTGATTACTATTAGGAAAATGGATATAATGAATTAAGTTTATCTAAAGGTGGTATAGTACCATCTACTATGGCTTACTTAGATGATGGTGAGATGTTAAGAACACCAGATGGAACTATAGGTTCTATACCAGAAGAAGGTAAACCTACAGATTCTAATTTATTAAATGTACCTGTTGGAACTCAAGTATTGAGTGATAAATTAAAAGTTCCGGGAACTAATAAAACATTTGCAGAAATGGGTAAGAAATTGATGAAGAAAAGCAAAAAGAAAGTTAACAACATATACGCTGAAAACAGTTAGATGCTAAATGAGAGAAACAATCAGGCGACTTATTAGAGCTTGTTAGAATAGCAAGAATCTTTAAAGAATAAAAAAAACAGTAAGAAACAATAGATACCATCTTACGAAAATGGTACTTCTGGCGTATACGGTAGAAAGAAAGTAAAATTAAAATACATATATGATCCTATGCTAGGAGGTTTTGGTTATATTGATCCTAATACTGGAGGATTTGTTGAAATGAATGATATTCGTAACGACCTTTTACCGGATTCTATGTGGATTTAGAATTACAATGATTCTGAGGATATTGAACAACCAATCACACTAAAATAGGACACTGTTTCTAAAAGTACACACAATGTGAATAAACGCGATTTTTTAAAGTTACCAAATAAAAAGATAAAGAAAAATACACCTACAATATTTAACGATCATGCTTATGAAGTAGCTGGTAAAAAATACTAGATTGGCGACACCTTTGAGTATAAAGGAAAACAATATAAAGTTACCGGAAATAACGAAGCTGTGCCAGTGAGTAAAAACGCTACAGATCTTAAAGAAATTAATGACGGATTTAATTGGAACTTGTATAGAGATGTATTTACTCAAGGTGAGCCTAGAATTATAGGTCCGTCTGGAGCAGGGAGGTACTCTACTTATTAGTAGAATAAAACTACGAACAGTATACCAAATGCAAATGATCCTTATTTTATTGGAAATATGTACATGAATGGTAATTGGGGTGACCTTACTGTTGGCAAGCGACTATCTTCTATTAATCCCGAATTTAACACACCTGCTTTGGGTGTAATAGGTACTAATACTTCTGATAGTTATTCAATCCCCACAATAACTCAAGATACCGCAATACCACAGACAGCAGTTCGTAGCACTCCAAGTACAAAAAGAAGCACAGTACAAACAAGCGTACAATAGCCTGTTTAGGAACAAGTTACTGGACCAATACAACCTTTTAGTAATGATCGTCCATCTTTAACAGAATTAACTTCTAAACCAAGTAAAGTTTTACCCAAATTGAATATTGGTAGACCGTTTGTGTACAATCCTTCTCCAGATGATGCAGTAAGTAATGGATTAGATATGTCTTCTTTATATTCTACTGTAGCTACTTTAGCTCCTCTATTTGACAGAGAACGTGCAGAAAAAGTAGATACTTACACTTATAATCCAGTATATGGTCCTACTAATTATAACATAGATCCTATACTTAGAGAAGCTACTTTAAGTGATAGAATTGCTAGGTATAATATGGCTAATATTAATCCTAACACTGGAGCTAATATGGCATTTGGTTTACAGTCAGCAGTTAATAGGAACAAAACTATTGCTAATGCTTATGCTACTAAAAATAATGCTGAAAATCAAATGGCGTTTAACAATGCCCAAATAGCTAACCAATGGGGGCAACAGTATGCTGATGCTAGACATATTGCTGCTACTGAATATGCACAAAATAAAGCAAATGCTAGAAATATAAATAGAAGAAATTTTGCTTCAGCTTTAAATAATTGGGGAGCGTCATTGAGAGATAAAAAACAAACAAGTATGGATATGGCAGCTTTGGAAATGTTACAACCCATGCTTAATTATGGTACAGAAGACAATGTACTTAATAGAGTTAATAAAATATTAAATAGAGTAAAAAATGGTTAATAGATACGATGAACCTGCTTCTTATGGTTATATTAGTCAATATGTACCAATACCGTTTGAAAAATTATACGCATTAGGTAAAGATTATGCAGACCAAAGAAAACAAGCAGAAAAAGAATTAGAAACAAATATTAAAAAATTTGGAGAATTTGTTTCACCTTCTAGTGTAGATACATAGAATTATTATAACGCTTCTATAAAAGTTCTAGATCCTCTAATACAAGAAGCTGCTGTTAACCCAAGTGTTATGAAAAACGCAGATTATCGAGCTAGATTACAAAATACTATAAACAACTTAGATTACAACTTGTTAAGTCAATATCAACAATCTGCTGAAAATCTTAGACTTCGCGAGCAAAATATAGCTAAATTACAAGCAGAAGGTAGGTACGATATCAATATGGACGACGTTGACATAACTAATTGGAATACTAAAGATTAGGGAATAATGAATAATTTAAATCCTATTCGTTATCAATCAATTAGAGAACAAGTAGAACCTTATGTAAACAACTTGCAAGATTCGTTCTTGTATAGTAAAGGCGGATATAATTGGATTGGCGTTGATGCAGATACTGTAATAAAACAAGTAGATACCAATTGGTCATCCATACGTAATACCCCTATAGCAGAAGCTCATATAAAAGCTATGATGAAAAATGGTATGACCTTAGAGTAGGCTGAGAATGCTTTTAGAAATCAAGCTATGAATGATGCATTAGAATATGTTAGAAAGAAACCTGTAGTAGATCCATATGCTATGGCTGAATATTAGAATAGAGCTGCTATAAGATTAGCACAAGCTAGAAAAGGTAGTTAGGGTAAGCCTTCTGGTGCTGTGTTAGGACTTAGTGATATGCTAACTGGATAGTACTTGAAGCATCGTCAAAATATATTCAATAGAACTTTATCTAACGATAGTAGAGACGAACTATCAGATCCTAGTTTCCTTCAGAAATATCAAAAACTTACAGAAGAATCCTAGATTAATATAGACAATCTTACTAATCAAATTATGAACAGCAATCCTAAATTTGCACAAGCTGTAGAACTAATTAAACAAACTCTTATTGCTAAAGGACACCAAGATTCTGAAGAATTAGATCAAGTCGCGTTTCAAGCTGCACTACAATCTCCTGTAGTTAGTAATAAAGATAGAAATAAAATAAATTCTGCCATATAGTAGTATGAAGAATAGCATCAAAATATGATAAAAGAAGCAGAGGGTAGAGCCATGCAAAAAGCTTTTAATAAAACATTACAATTAGATCCTAATGCAAATCCTTTTAGTAACTTTAGAATGTACGTTGATGGTGGAGAGTATATGTACGACGAAAAGAAAGTACACGATATGTGGGAAGATGGGTTAAGAATAATTACACAACCAGTTGGACCGAATTTAAATCAAAATATGTTAAATAGCTTATTTGGATCTAATAAAAAAGTAAATGAAGAAGTAGGTTATATTATAGATCCTAATAAATTAATATCTCCCAGAAGCATTGTATTAGATAATCCTTATGTTACAAGCCTTGTAGAACAAGCTGGACACAAAATTAATGATATTAAAAATATGCATCTTGATAGAGATACTTGGGGTCAAGATAATTTTGATATAGAAGAAAGAATAGCCAAAGGTGATTTTGGTAAAGTAGCTATCGACAAAGTAGAAGGCTACATAGAACAAGGCAATACTAAAGGTTTACTTGTTAGTGTGAATGTACCTTATAAAGATATAGAAAACGCTTATACTTCTTGGTGGAGAATAGAAAATCCTAAAAATACTTTAAAAGACTATGGGTTTACTGTATCGGGGGCTCCAGAGGGAGCTGGGGAAGATTCCAGATGGTCACAAGGATACGTTACAGTAAGGATGGTTTTGGGTACTAGTGATAGTGATGTTGATAAAATTATGACAAACAGAAGCTATTAGAAAGAAACTGGTACGACAAATACAAAAGAAATGTAGATACAGCAAGATGATGCGTTAATGAATTAGATAAATAACTGGACTCCTGGAATGGGATTTTAATTAATAACAAATATGTCATACATAAATTTATAGAACGCTACAAAAAATCCAACATTATACAGAAATAACAGCATTGGATTTCTGGATAAGGCTTACTATGAAAACAAAAATACCTCAGATTGGGCAGCAGATTATGATTTCATAGATTGGGCTTAGGATGCAACTAGAGATTATTATAGAAGTTTACAAAAAGGTTAGATGTAGACTTCTCAGGATAAAATGACAGTTAATAAATAGAACATTAATGATTCTTAGAAACTGTTAGAGTTATATGATCAATTAGATCAAGTTGATTCTAAAGACCAAGTAGCTATTATTTAGAATGAAATAAGAAATGTTACGGATGCTATGCGTAAGAATGGTAGTTGGTCATATTAGGCAGACCCTAATAGAGATCAATTACAAGGTATCATAAATGATAACCAAAAACAATATGACGAAAATTATAAATAGTATTTAGGCGATTTAGAAGAACTAAATCAGTCCTATAAGAACTATGATATAAGTCAGTACTATACAAGAAAGAGTAATGACGCTACCGCCGGATGGGGTAATTTTTTTTATAAAATGCCATCTACTATGGGCACTAGCAATACTAGCGCCCTGTATTAGACTACTAGTATGTTAGCAGGTTGGGGAGGATTCGTAGCAGGATCTAAATTAGGAGCAGTAATTGGAGCTGCTGCTGGACCTGTTGGAGCCGCAGCTGGTGCTGTATTAGGTGGTATAATTTCTATTGGCGCAGCTCAATTATTTGGCGGAATAACCTCGCGTGAGAATGAGTCCCACATGGAAGCATTTAATGGGTATTCTGAAAAAGTATAGCAACTAGCTGAAAAAAGAAATGTAGATCTACAACCTGTGATAAATAATACTAAGCAGCAATTAGCTAAAAAAGGTGTAGACGTTACTTATTTAAACGATAATGAAATAATACAAGCGGCATTAGCAGATGGCGATATCATATCGGGTTCTTCAGAATTTGATCAGATAGCTAAAGAAGCATATCTTGGAACTAGAAGAATATATGAGTAGAATAATGCACTTGGGTTTGGAGAAGTACTATCCGATTTATCTTATTTTATACCGTTGGGTAAATATCTAACAGGCACTGCAAAAACTGTTGGTAAATTTGCATATAAAACCATAGGAAGTCCATTTAAACAAGCAATGGCTAACAGAATGGCACAAGGGTTACAGGTTGCAAATCTTGGCTCTAATCTAAGAAAAAAAGTAATAGCTGACAAACTTTTTGATTTTGCAACAGGTTCTGTATGGCGTAGCGCAGTGGAAGCGTCAGAAGAAGGTGCACAAAATGTAATTATTAAGAAGTATATGAACGATGAGTATGCGGACGATTATGCAAATTCATCATTTTATGACGCATTAACAGATGGTCAATTGGTAGAAGATGCTATAGACAATTTATGGTTGAGGGCTAAAACTTTAGGAGCAGCTTTTAATATTAATCATGAATATGAAAATGATGCACAGCTATTTGAGGAGATGATGGGTGGTGCACTATTGCCATTTTTTAGTCCACAAGGTGTAATTGGTTCTGCTTTAAATGCTAGAAAAACATTTAACGACATTACTCAAAGCAAAAGAGTTGGAGATTATGTTGCTACAGCGTTGATGCAACAAGACGAAATTAACCGTAATTCTGATTTTTATAAAAAGGTAAGAGAGGGGATGAGTAATGGCACTTACCTTGATATGCTAGACAGAATTGGTAATATGTTAAAACAAAAAGGATCTGATGGAAAAACTACACAATACAATTTAGATACTACTGTTTTAACAAAAGATGGTTCTATTCCTAAAGATACTGATATTGACGAGTTTATAAACGAGTAGAGAGAAGAGTATAATAATTTGATTTCTCACAAAAAACAATCGGCTAAACAATTGAATGAATTGAATTTAGACGTAGAGGATGAAGATTTATTATTAGCTCTTTCATGGAACGCTAAAACTGAACTTTCTAAAGCTATGGCTTTGAAAGCAAAAGAAGGTTTAGTTGCCGGAAACAATGCTATTACTTTGCTAGAAAATGAAGATTTTAAAAACAAAGCTAAACAGCTTTTGAAGAAAGATAATTTGACAGACGCACAGCTGTTACAAATAGCTACTCTTTTAATTGATAAACAAGTTCAGCAATATTATGATCGTTTAACAGATTAGTCAATAGCGGAAACACAAATTAAAGCTGCATTGACACAAGGTAGAATAAGTAAATATACTGGGTTATTTGATGCTACAAATAGTTTGAATCAAACATTGTCAGAGAATAGAAAATCTAAGAAGCGTATAAAAGATAATATCAGTAGACTAGCTAAAGAATTAGATGTGACAGAAGATGTTCTTAATGAATTAGATGAACATTTAATTAGTGATACAGAACTGTTTAAGAATATTCAAAATAATTCTAAAAATAGAGGTATATTGAATATAATATCTCCGCTATTGCAGGAGAAATCTGAAAAACTGCAAAGTGTTGACAAAGAATACATATCTTAGCAAATAACTAAATATAGATAGGCTCAACACATACAAAATAAATTAGCAGACGCAGTTAATGAAGCTTCTAGAAAACACAGCGAAGACGTTGAAGAAATTAATGAAACAAAGTCTCCTAAACAATTAGAAGATGAACTTACAGCATTACAAGACGCTCAAGTTACAGAACAACAACAGTTAATATAGCAAGATATAAATAATACTATATCGCAGTTTGAAACTTTGTTGAGTTCAATACCACAAGAAAGTGTATTGCACAATATTGTTGATGAAGTAAATAAAGGCAGAGATCTTGTGGGTACAGATGCTTTATCTTACGCAAGATATCTCAAAAACTTAATGAATAAATTGTCTAAAAGATATACTGATAAAAAAGATACTGAAGGTATATCCGACCAAGATAAATAGAATTTAGATAAGTTACAAAAAGCTGCCAAACACTTAGGCGATCAATTAACCAGATTAACTGATTTGGTAGACGAAGATAACGCTAGAACATAGAGACACAATCCCAATTTTCCTAGTGACTCTACTGTGTGGTTTGATGAGAATGGAGATAGATATTCTTTTGATTTCACAAATTCAGAATACTCTGAAAAAGAAGGATTATTACTACGTGGTAGAAAAATAGCACAAAATTCTGAAAAAGACAGAATAAACGAACAGATAAATACGTTAGAAAGCGAATTAAAAATGTTAGATAGTTAGGAAGATGAAGCTAGTAAACAATCTGCTACTTCGTTGAGAAAAACAATATCTCAATTAAAGGAAGCGGCGTTAGCTATAGACTTTTCTAATTAGTTTACCGTAAAATCTGACGATCCTTTCTTATAGACACTTACTTCCAAAGACAATTTGGGTAACACTAAACAATTTAGTAATAAATTGAAGAGATTGGTAAATTCAGTAAACCAAGATATAGAAGCTAATAAAAAGTCTAGAAATAGAAAAAGAAATATAGATTCTGTAGATGGAGATACTTTTGAATTTAATCTTGATAACGAAACTGGTAAAAAGCACGGTCCTCTACATCAACAAGATTTAATAGAAAAGAGTAAAGACCGACCTTTAATGATTAAAGGGTATCCTTTGAATAATAGTATGGGGGCTAGAATATCTACCATGTTAAGCAACCCTTACTATGCTAGTAAATTCTGGAGAGGTTTTATTACTATGCCTTATCAATCTTCTGATGAAGCTAAATAGGAAATAAGTAAGGATTTTGCTATATTAAAGAAATTCGGTCGTACTTTAAACAGGTATAAAGCCATTGATGATTTTAATAAAATAGGAAGGCAGATAGCGTATCTTAGAGAACAAGGTAAAGCTACAGATGATATAATAGAAAATATAAATAAATTAGCTAATGGTGAAGTAGACAGCATAACTATAGGATTGGCTAAACTCAGCAAGGATGATTACGATAATATGGTATATGCCTTACCTGTAAGAATTTATTTTAATCAGAAAAGGGTTGGTAATAAATGGTCATATGTCGTTGGTGCAGATTTTGCAGGTTATGCATATTCTACTGAGCCTTCTAAAGCTGAACTTGATTCGCGTTCGGAATTAATACATAATTTGTGGTATAATTATAAAAAGGTAGAGAAAAAAGAAGATGTGGAAGGATTAGAAACTGAATCTTACAAACCAGAATATACCAACAAAATAGGATTTCAACCTGGGGATATGATTGTAACTAATGGTGGATACAATTATCAAGTTACAACAATGGTAAATCCTAATCTAAATATTTATCAAAATGAAGCCGGTCAAACAATGACATCTAAAGAAATAGATGAAAGATATGAAGGTGAATTACCAGAAGCAATAACTAAAGTATCTGCTCATCTAAATGAACTTGTACAATTAGCTAAATAGATTGGTTATAATAATGTAGATATTGAATCTCTTAATCAACCCCTTAGTGAAGAACAGTAGAATACTACTAAATTAGCTCACTTACTTAAAGGTTTAGCAAAGTATGCAGACGGGTTAATTGACTTGCATAGTACTTTTATACCTAAGTATGTTATACCTACTTTGGGTCAAGCTGAAAAAAGAGGAGCAAAAGTATAGAGTGCTAATACTGAAAGGGCTAAATTATTATTATCTTTTGCTCAAAAATATTCGCCAGAATTGTTTTTGTCTTATAAGAATTATCAAGACGATAACAATCTTACTCCTGTGGTAGAAGATACTGTATAGGAAGCTTTAAACAATAGATGGTTTAATAGTAAAAATTCACTAAGTATTGAACTGAATGGTGAAATTATAAGTACACTAGATACTCCAGATAATAGAGATTTGCTAGTTAAAATAGGCAATACTATTGAAAAATTAATTAGAGATAGCCACGATTCACAAGAATTTATGGATAAGTTAGATATTTTAGGTTACAATTTTAAGAAAAATGGTAATTCTGAAGAAGGTAATCGTATAATATCTCAATATTTTGACAACAGAAGGTTCTCAAGATTAAGTAGACCTACTAATGTAATGCAAGCCATTACTATGGGTACTGCTGAACCTCTAAACAATGTAGATTATAATAATTTCAATCGTATAGCTAAACACGAACAATCTAAATTGAATCAGATTCAAGCGTTAGGTTTAATCAAAGGCTCGGATGGTCAATATGTATTTTCATTAATAGATTGGTTAAAACGTAATGCGTAGGATGAAGAATCTGTAGAAGGTAAGCAGTTAGAATCAGAAGCAAGAAAGCAGGAACTTCAAACTGAGCAAGAAAGTTTACAAAAAACTGTAAAATCAATTAAGAAAAAAACAGATTTAATTAAATTTATTGGTGACAATGAAGGATTACTTGGTAAGGAGTTGTATGATCAACTTGTACGCGTTAACAGAAAAGGGGAGTTTGTATTAAAAAATGATAATGCTGGAGCTACTAAGTCTCAGATCATTGCTAAAATTAATGAAGTATACGACGATAGAATAAGTCAAGTAAATTCTCAATTAGAGAAAGAACTTGAAGAAGAAATAAGTAAAAATGAATTTGAAGGTAAAAAAGTATCTCCTGTAATTTTTGGTTATGGTTCGTATGATTCAGAAGTGGGTTCTAACATTGTGTATTTTAATGATAAAGGCGAAAAAGTACTAGTAAAGGATGCTAACGGTACTCCTGGTGCTATTTATCTCATAGCTCCTTCTTTCCTATCTTCTTCTAGAAGACACACTATTGTACACTTAAATCCTAAAAGATTTGATAGAACCACCGCCAAATTCTTAGCTTCTATACTTAAAGGAATAAATGACGGAAAATATAATTTAAGTAGTTATGCTAGAGATATAAATGTAGAAGGATTTATTATAGACACAGATATGTCTGTTAAGCAATTATTAGATACTTTTATATATACTGGAACAGAAGCTATAGCTAATAATCCATCGGACAACAATTATGCTAGATTGTTGTATGTGGATAAACAAGGGGTCCATTTTGGATAGCAGTTACTTAACGAAAATAATTTTGAAGAATTAATAAATTTTATAATTCAAAATAAAACATATCGCATAGACAGAGAAAAATTAGCAGGTTCTAGTGTGTTCGGTAATAATTTAAAAGTACAGGACTAGAATGGCAATATTCTTTTTGACCACAAAGCGGATGAAGTTTATTCTACAATACTTATTGATGACGGTATTGTATTAACAGATTTAAATAGAACATCAAGTGCTATTACAGTTAAACCCAGCGTATATGTAAATTATAAGAAAAAGGTAACATTTGTTAGTTCTGCTTAGAGAACTCAAGATAGTGGTACTTCTGCTGAAGCTAAACAAAGATTAGGAGAAGAAATAAATTCTGATCAATTATACGACGAAATGACCAATCAAGAAAGTAAAGGTGGTATAAAGGAAGCACAAAAATATATTGAGAACTTCTTGAAAGGGTTTAAAGATCGTATAAATGGTTTCGCTAAAGATGGCAAATTGCAACCTGGGAAATACAAAGTAGCTGTGTATGGAATGCGTAGCAAACGAATTACCGCTACGTATGATGCTGATTTATCAGCAGATACCGATACTGGTCAGCTTAGTATAGCTATAAGTGAACAACCACAGTTTATAGCTAGATTAATTAAAGCTCTTATTAATAAAAAACAAGTTCAATTAGTACTTGCAGACGAAGAAGGCAAGTTTGTACAAATAGATGGTAAAGCTATATTCTTCGGTAGAGGTTTTGAACATACTGATTTTGATATAGATACTAAACAAACGTCACCTCAATCGTCTGAGCAAGGAAATTTGTTACAGCAATTAGTTGAAGCTATGCAGTAGTTGGTATCTAATTCTAATACTGTTCCACAACAACCAGTTTAGTAGGTGGTTCATAATTAGCCTCAAACTAATTTACCAGTAGGATATAATAGTTTTAATACTCCTATTGAGAATCTTCCAATACAACCAAAAACAGTTAGTGAAACAACTGTAAAATTTGAAGATGAACCATCTGAAGATACTAAAGTAAGTATACAAGAGATTGGAGAAGATTTAAAAATGTCTTTCAATGGAATTACTGTTCAAATACCAAAAGATAGTAGTAGCAGTGATTTGGAAATAGCTTTATCTTCACAAGAAGATATAACAGATGAAGATTATGATTCTTTTATTTCTGCACTAGAGGAATATAAACAAAAACCTGAAACTAGTGTTGAAACTCAAACAGAATTGAAAGATCTTAATTTGAGACCTACTCCAATTTCACAGTTTGCTACTCCAATACAGGAAAAACCATAGTTACAATCTGTATAGGAACTGATAGATTTCTTAAAGACAGGGTCTTCTACTGATAAGAACAACGCAAAACGATTAGAAAATCTTAGAAACTCTGAAAATATAAATACAGCTAAAGATATTATATCTGGAGCGTTAGCAATATGGGGTGTACAAAACAAACTATACAGTTCTAGATCGGAAGCGTTGTTTGATGATAATATTGGTAAATTAGCTGATTAGTTTGCTAGAGAACTGGTATATCAAGATGGAGTTAATACAGGCGCTATATTTGACTTCTTAGACCAACATGTGTAGAAAGAGGATTACGATTCCGCTTTAGATAGAGTAACAACTATATTGGGTAAAGATTTTGATTTCTCTTTCTTACCAGAAAGTAAAAGAGTGTGGGATAAAGTTAGAGGTGCTCAGATTTATGTATTTGGAGAATGTGCAGCATCTGGTATACGTTTGTACAGAGATGCTAAGCTTAATAAGATTGCTAGAGGCTCGTTCTATCATGAAGCTTTCCATAGAATTAGTCTATTTGTTCTTTCTAAAGAACAAAGAGGTGAGATGTATAATGATGCACGCAATAAAAATACAGATCTCGCGTTTGCTTCAAATTAGCAGATAGAAGAATATTTAGCAGATAGATTTGCTGAATTTGTAATAGAAAGTTCTCAGGAGCATCCTGATAAATATTACGAAGGTAATATCTTCAGCAAAGTGTTTCAACATATTGCAGACGCTGTAAGAAATATAGTAAGGAAGCTTTCTGGTAAAAATATAAATCCTAATTATAGTAATCTTGACAAATTGTTTAAAGATATGTATTCTGGTAGATTTGCATATGCCAAAGCTACTAAAAACAACATAGAAGAGTTTGAAAAGATGTACAGTAAAGCTCCTGTGTATTCTGGTTTCAAGGTAAACGGAGTTACTTTAGCTGAAGACGCAATCCAATATAATGAAATAATGCGTGATATGCTAGGTAAATTAATTTATAACTCTGGTATATATACAAATACAGATGGTAGACTATCTATAAATACCAACGCATTAAAAGCATCTTATCAACATGATATAGCAACATATACTAAAGCCGTCATTGAGTTAGATAAACAATTGCGTAATAAAAAAATTGATAAAAACTTAAGCCGATTTAGTGATGACGATATTGCTATAGCTTAGGCTAAGATGGTAAGACTTATTAATGTTTATAAAAATATCGTAAGAGACGATACTTGGGATCAATGGGCTGGAATAATTCGTAATTTTGTAGAACGTCAATTTAACCTTGTCCAAGATACTTCTCACAATCCTAATAAAGTATTAAAAGCTGATATTGAAGAAGATGTTGAAATTACAGAAGATGGACAAGATGAATTACAAGAGTACGGTATAGATGTATTAGGATTTTCAGACTATCGAGATAGTTATATGAGAGATATGTATAACAGTATGGACGCTAGTATGAAAATGCTACTATGGTCTATAACTGATTTAGATCCTACAGATGCAGCTACTGCTAAATATACGCCAGATGGTATACTCAAATTTGCAAATGTAAGAGATTTATATACTAGAATAGTACACGCTATAACTAATTCTAATAGTGTAGAAGATATGTTGAACAAACTGTATTCGGCAGCTAAGACACAAATGGAAGAAGAAAATAGTTCTACTATGATGTAGGTATATCATATACTTAGTAATGAAAACACTAATAGTGCTTTATTGAACAGATTCTTTACTGACTTTGTTAAGTATATTCATAATTTTGAAACTCATTCTTACACTACTACTGCTAGAAACATAGGTTCAAATGGCGAATATAGATATGGAGCTACTACTAAGAACGGAAGTTTAGATGCAATCCAAAGTAAACTAGACAATAAATGGAAAGGATCTATGATTGTTGCGCTTGATATCATTTCTGATAAATTAAACAGTGTAGCTACTACTAGTGAAGCTGGCAAGTTATTTAGAAATATGATAACTCCGCTAAAATAGGCTATGAACAAATTGAACATAGAAAACTTAGAGTCTATAAAAGACGTACTTAGAGAAGCAGATAAACTTTATCAATTTGGAACTATTACTGGCGATTTATAGCAAGATGCTGTAGCTTGGCAGAAAGCTATGCGTAATGCATCTAAAAGTGGTAAGGTTGGTAAAAATTTGCTTTTACAACCTTTAAATAAGTTAAATACATCTAATGTTTCTGAATTTAGACTTCTAGAATCTTCCAATAAACGTTAGCAAGGAGTATATAAGAAGTTAGATGAGATGTTTACTGAAAAAGGTATTCTTACTTAGCTATCTCAAATGTTTGGTTCTTATATTAAATCTATACCATCCACACAATCTCAAAAAGGTCCTAGAAATACTAAAATATATTCAATAGGATAGTATAATTTCATAACCAGAACTTTTGCCATACTTGCTAACACTAAAGAATGGATTAGTAAGATGTTAAACAACGCTTATAATTCTCATTCTGTATGGTTAGATACACTAAAAAACTTAGGTGGAGCTAAACAGGTACAAGTACACACAAAACTTAGTACAGTGTTAGATGATGAGTGGAATGATTCTGTAGCAGATAAAGAAGTAACAGAACTAGAAGATTTGACAAATAGGTTTATATCCATATGGTCAGGTAAACACGTTACTCCAGCATTGGCTAATAAAAGATTTGCTGCTGATATTGAAGGTATACCAATGTTTGAAAACATAATCAATGATAATTTAGATATAAATCCTAAAGTAATAGATGTATTTGTTGGTTATTTGGCAGATGAAATTATGGCTATATCAGATGCTAGATACACTAGAGATTATTTCATTGAAAAGTTGAACTAGGCAACTAATAGCAATTACACTATTGATTCGTTCTCAAAATTGTCCTCATTGTAGTAGGAACAAATATTTAAAAATAACCCAGAAGCTGCTAAGTTACTTAGACTATTAGTAAAAACGTATCATTACGTAGAAGGAGAGCAGCAATGGTTATACGATGAAGTTAATGATAGATATTACAGAAGAGCGTTCCATATAGATTTACGTTCTGGTAAAAAAGGTCCTAGAGGATACGAATTTAGGCACTTTAAAGATATAGGTAAATCTATAAATCTTTCTTCTAACGTGGTGCAAAAAATATCTTCTAATATGTTCGATACAGATTCTCGTCAAAGTTCTATAGATTATGTTTATAATATGATAAACCGAGAAAGTATCAGAAAACAAATAAGAAGCATGTTAAATGATAATATTGCATACGCTATCGTTAAACTACAACAGTTAAAAGCTATTATAGTAGATGATGCTGGTAATATAACAAGTAATCGTTACTTGCCTTCAGATTTAATTAAAAAATATATTTATGGTAAACAATCTGCTAATGTAAATGAACTAAGCGGTAATGATTATTATAGAGCTATTGGTTCTGCGGTAATACAAGGTATGTCAGATATATCAGAATTTGAGAAATTGTGTCACGGAGATATTGCATATCATAAAAATATCGACGGTGTAACTAAACGTTATTCAGGTATTGTTTCTACAACTTCTCTTACTTCAGAGAAAGGTACTATGAGAAATGCGTTTGACGAAGAAGATAGACTATTCGATAGCAACACATATAATTCTGTTACTTTGAACACCACAATGGTTGTAAATCAAGCTAAATATAAAGGAGAAGCGTACAGAGCTCTTGGGTTACCTGAGAACATGGTTAAAATATATTTAGAAGATAATAATATAAAGGTAAATATTGACACTTCTGATGTATTAGATGCTGATGGTAACATAAAAGATAATTATCGTAAAGCTAAATTGATAAATCGGTTACTGCAATTTAGAGAAGAACGTCGTTTGAAAGTAATGATCAACGGCGAACCTATGTCTGATGCTTAGTTATTAGATGTTGCAGTAAAAGATTTTGAAAACAGATACGAAGGTTATCTTAAAAACGACCCATCAGATGCTCAAAGTTGGGTTACCAGTCAAATGTTTAGAGCTTTACAATAGCGAAAAGGGGCGTGGAACGATGTATCTGAAGCTATATATAATCTACTTACTTATTATGACAAATTCGGATCTGACAAGCTTACTCCTAGAACTATAAGACTTATTTAGGATAATATATGTAAAGTGCTTAATATAAATTATGACGAATTAGTAAAAAAAGCTAAGGCATACGATGCTAATAAAACTAATTTGAACAGTAAAGAAGTGCGCGATTATAAAGGGTGGATTTTTGGTATTGCTGATAAATTCAAATTTGAATCGCCATCTCTTAAGTATATTTACTACGGATACGATTAGGGTAGAATGGATGGACTTGTTACTCCAATTTATGATAAATCTTCTTATAAAGTATTATGGAAAATTGAAGTAGAAGGACATGAAATACAACAGTTATACGATTTTATGCAAGATAGTAATGTAGACGTGGTTAAACAAGAAACTGCCGTTAAATCAGGAGGTTTACCTAACTTTGAATTGTTCGATTTAAACGGTAAGGTGGATAGAGCTGCACTAAATGCTTCAGTAATTCAATCGCAATACTTTTCTTTGTTAGGAGACCAGCTTAATACAGCTTCACATCACACAAACGACGCTAATCTATTGACTCAATTTATGAAAGTGGCAATGATGAACACAAATAAAGACAGACGATATAGAGTTAATGGTGTTACAGTTGATGGTCAAATGCTTCAGACATTCTATAAAGCGATTCTAGATGAACTTACTAGAAGAGGGTCTGTTAAATTTAACAAAAAATGGGGTATAAACGATAACGGAGTTGTTGATAAAAAAGCTTTTATGAAGTCTTTATAGACCATGGCTCAAACTGAGAATCTTCCAGCTGAAACAGTAGCTGCTTTCCAAGTCGATGAAAACGGTGAATTTAAAATACACCCAGCAGCAATGCCAAATATTGCTTGGATAATGTCTCGTATTCTTGCTCAAATGGGTGATACTATAATAGATACTGTTACTCCAGGTAAAGCTTTGTATCAGGTAACTAGTGTTGGTTATGATAATTTCATGAATTTGAAGCAACATGCTGACAAACATCTATACATGCCTGGGGAAATTGATTCTAACGGCAATATTCATCAAAGAATGCAAGTTAGATTGTCTATAAATTTCTTTGACGATGTAATATAGGAAGCTAAACGTAATAAAATTAAAGGATACGATTTTGATAACTTTGAAGATCAGCGCAGGTTCATACTAGATAATAAGGAATTATTTGCATTATCATATCGTGTTCCTACACAGGGGTAGAATTCAACTATACCTGTTGAAATAGTAGATTTAGTACCTAGTCTTAATGGTAGCATGATCCAATTCCCTTCTGGTATTACTGCACTTACTGGTTCTGACTTTGATATTGATAAAATGTTCTTAGCTAGATACAATTATGAAGTTGTTAATGGTAAAATGCAAAAAGTTAAGTATGATATAAATGAAGTGATGAATAATATAAACAGCACCGATTCCAAAAAATTACAAAATTTCTTATTAGATATGTATCAAGGTGTGTTGACTTCTTTAGATCATGCGTTGGCTACTAGTACTCCATTGGACGTTGCTACAGGACCTATTAGTACATTTGCCAAGAAAGAACTAGAAGAATATTCTGGAGGTAAAGCAGACGGATTACCTGATAATTTAGACGGATTTTATCTTAACCCAGTATTCCAAACAAGGTAGAAAAAGCTTAATTCAGGGTCTGATGCCGGTATTGGTCCTATGGCGTTAAATAGTGTATTCTAGTTCTTTGTTCAGATTGCTAAATTAGATATGCGTAAATTCCCAATTATTGAGCAATTGAGATTATAGAAATTAGGAGAAACTTTTGATAGATACGGTGAAGAAATATTGGATTCAACTTCAGGTCTTATTAACGCGTTTGTAGATGCTGCTAAAGATAACTATATCGGCAACGCTAATGTTAACGCTTATACTTTTGATGTAGTAGCTATGCTAATTGCATCTGGGTTTGGTAATGACACGTTTGCATTCTTAACACAACCTATCATAAAGGAAATTTCTGATAACTGGTTGACTTATAAACAAGGACTCATTGGTGTATCAGATTAGGAAAAAAGAGGTACATATTTTATGGACTCTGTAATAGAAGATTACAATGACAGATTAAAATCTTTAAGTGCTGAAGATACACCAGAAAAAGAGTATTCAGAACTGACCAAACACGATGTATTAATGGGCAATCTTAAACCTAAACATGACGCTAGATGGATTAAAGATTAGCTTACATACGCAAGTATGTTTAGACAATTGTATGAATTAGCAAAAGAGTACCACAATGCTATTTCAAATGCTCAGATTGATACTAAGAAGTACGGTGTTAACATTAACCAATTACTTTCTTTTATTCAAGGTGTGAACCAATTCAACTCAGAATATAATATTGCATTTAGTAATCCTAGAGATATGTATGATAATACGTTCTTAGGAGCTAAGTATACTAAGGGAGTTATGGGTATATTTGACACATTTAGTAAACTATTACCTGAATTTTCCAAAGTATATATTGATGCAGCTAATGAACTTAGTAAAGAATGGGGTTTATATGGTAGACAAAGTAAAGAATTCCTAAGAGTGGTTGGACCTAAAATAAAAACTGTACTTTATTTGCCATTCTTTAATCAGTATATAATTGAGAGATTTGGCGGAAAAGCTTTAGCAAAGTTAACATATGGTGAAAATAGCGTTCCTGGAAGATATGAAGCTATTAAACGTAAAGCGTTACGTAGAGGTGAAGGAATAGACTTGTTCAACGCTGTTAAGTATAACAAACTTGGAGATGTCAAAGTTCCTCAATTCATGTTGGTTACACAACAGTTTAAAGAAGATTCTGACGTTAAAAATAATGTCCAGTTAGCTTTAAGTGAATTATTCAATAGCACTGATCCTGAAATAAAACAATGGGCTGAAGATTTTGCAGTTTATATGTTCTATGTATCTGGCGGTACTGATTCAAATGCTGGTGGTATTGTTAGAACTACAGTATACGATATTATTCCACCACAGTACTTAGCTAACTTAAGAGCTGGTGGAAAGACATTTAATTAGTATATTGCTGAAAATGTCATGGGTAGAACAACAGGTATGACTAATACTGAAAAAGACCAAATAATTAGCTTATTAGCTGTATCTGATGACAATTATGTTCCTACTATATCTCCTAGAAATCACAAATATGTAATCAAAAGAGTTGTTGGTAATGATGTGATTACTATTACTAAAGGATCCAATTCGTTATTTAATAGAAGTACTAATACTTATAGTCCTTTTATTAAAATAACCACTTCTAATGGATATGACTTATATCGTCTTGGAGAAAAAGTGTCTTCTATTTCTAAAAAAACAGGTACAACATTTTCTAATCCCGTATATTATAAAGTTAATAAACTTGGATATAAGAGTAATAAGAGACAGTCGTTTGCTTTAAGAGCTGATGGTTACATTAGTGAAGACGGCACTATAAGGTCTTTACTGTGGTAGGATAATGATTTTAATAAATTGGGATTCAATAGTTTGAATGAGAAAGAATAGTCTATTTATATGAATAATACTAATACTACTCTAGATAAGATAGATGATGCTTTAAGTGGAAGTATAGATTATTCTAAATATTTCAATTCTCAAAAAGCCAATGATGATTCTGAACAGCAAAGAGCTTTAGTAGATACTGTAGATGCTGTGTATTTTATAGCGGACAGTTCTTTCAGTTATCATTTGCCAGTTAGAGACTATGCTAGATTTAAAAATAAAGAATTTTATGTAATATCTATAGATTAGACTGAAATACCCACAGCAAATGGCTAGAAAATAGCAATCATTGGTGATTCTGCAAATACTGCTATAGAGATATACAAAAACAATTCTGATAAATAGATATATACGTTTGTAAATTATTTCGGCGAACGGTCTTCTGTATTTTAGGCGCTGTACAATTAGATAGGTGATGAGTTAAATAACAATAAAGAATCTGAGGATAGTGATTAGAAAGGTAGTGCTATTAAAGATAAATGTAAAAATTAATTAATATGACTCCGTTTTGTCCAAATTTTAGTAATAAACAAGTAAAGAAAGAGTTTGAAACTCTTGAAGATATGGTTGGAGAAAACCAAGCATATTATTTGTGGGATAAATATGAAGGTGATTATGCAAAAGCTTCTTCGGAGGCTTTTGCGCAATTGCGCAAACAAGTATATTCTAGACCTGACGCTAAAACCCCGTAGCAGTTTAGTAGTTCTCAAAGAATGGCATATATCATGCAACAGCTGTATCCAGAAATAGAACTGAAATTTGTAGAAGCCATAGAGGGTGGATATGCTGGGTCTATTGATTTAGATGCTATGCAAGCGTTGATAGATATGACTAAATCTGGAAAAGATACCATTCCCCACGAATATGCTCATTACTATGTAGAAATGTTTTCCAATGCCCCAATAATTAAAGAAGGTATTGAAACATTTGGTGGTAAAGAACAGTTAGTACAAGCTGTAGGTATTAGGGTGGCTAATATGAATGGCGAAGCTAGAAGTTGGTGGTAGAAATTCAAAGATTTTGTTAAAAAACTGTTTGATAACAAATATGCTAAACAAGCTTTGCTTGCCGAAATTACAGATAGTTTTTTGATTCGTAAACAGCTAGGAGATACGTAGAAAGTATCTGGAGTGTTTCATCAAGAAATACCATCTGTGGATTAGGTAAGAAAGATACTACAAAATTTAGCAAATACTGTCACTTTTGATGAAGTAGAACATAGGTTTACAGATAAAAAAACTGGTAATATATTAACTTCTGTTACAGGTTTTAAAGAAAAAGCCAATTATGACAATTATGATGCGTCACTAGAAGATCAAACGTAGGCTAAAATATCTTAGGAAGCTAGAAATAATGGTACTAATATACATGCTGTTTTAGAAGGAGTATTAAAGGGCAATTTAGATATACAACGATTTACAGATAGTATGTCTAGGGAAGCTATAAAAGGCTTAATTGATGTAGTTAACCACATTAAACAAAATTATGACTTTGTTGCATCTGAAGCAGTATTAGCTGACCCTAAACATGGTGTTGCTGGTATTGCTGACTTAATATTGAAAGATAAGAAAACAGGTGAGTATGTATTAATGGATTTTAAAACTAAATTAATAAATTATAATAATAAGAAAAACGACAAAGGATATCTGGTCAATGAAAAAGGATCAAGATTGAGAGGTTTTTTGTTTTCTACTAGTAAAAAATTTAGACTAAAATCTGAAAAAGACGGGTACGATTTTCAGTTATCTGCATATAAGTATATACTATAGCAAAATGGTATACCTATCTCTAAAGTAGGTATTATACCTATTGTGTATTCTGTTGATAAAGGTAAGATAAGTAAAGCAGGATTAAGTACTGTATTTGGTACTAATGAAGAAGCTAATAGTCAAATGAAGAAAGAAGGCTTCTATCAGATAACACAATCACAACAAACTAAATTTGATGTTGAGTATAATATATTTGGTGATAAAACTATTTTTGGAAAAGATACTGAAAAAGTGGATCAAATGCTCAAAGAGCTTACTAATTTGATGAATACTATATAGAAAAAACTAAGTATTCAAGAACAGGTTCTTAAGCTACGCAGAAGTTATCGTACCCAAGCTAAAGATGCTGCAAATCTGTTAGAAAAGATATCAAACATGACAGAATTAGACGCTTTACTTTAGTACACTAATTATGCAGCTGATCATTTAGGTAGACTTAATAAACAGATATAGGAAAGATATAAACAAGGGAAAGATGCTAAATGGGATTTAAATGTATTATAGAGCTATAGAGAAATAGCATCGTCTTATGATATAGTAAATAGAATATCAGGATTGGCTAATAGGTATTCTGATATATTTGGAGACGATAATGTGAGAGCTATAGAAACTGCTTGTAATAAATTATAGTAGGCACAACGAAACATATTAGATGCTTGTGATACAATTGGTTCTAAACTATATTTAAATGAAATTCTACCATACGTAGGTATAGTTAGATATAGAATTAAAAACGAAGAAAGAAAGAAGTATATAGAAAACAACCCAAAAGGTCCTAACGAATCAGATAAAGATTTTAATTTGAGAGTTCAACAACATATAGAACAGTATTTAAGAGATAACAGTAATGATATAGAGTATCAAACTAGAGAATGGTTAGATGCTCAAAGACATGTAGCTGAATCTGGGTTTGAATGCAATTCTATATTAGCTAACTTTGGTACAGTTTATGAATCTAAAGATCCTTTTGTACAAGCTATAGTACAAAGATTCGATTTTGCAATTAGTGATAAAGAACAGCGAATGATTAAATTAAGAGCTTAGATAAGTAAAGTACTAAAAGAATACAAAGCAAAGTATGGTACTACCAATTTTAGTGACCTGAGAAAGGCGTTTGATGATTTTGTAGAAGTAACTGACAATGGCGTTATTTACTTGGTTAATCCAATTGGTGGAGAGTATTTGCAAGCATCTAAAAAAGAACGTAACAGAATATTCTCTGATGGATCTTTAACTTTTTAGGAACAGCAAGCAGCTTGGGAAGAATGGCTTAGAACAAACAATCCTATATTTGACATTGAAGGTTACAATAGACAAATGGATGAAGATTTAGCATCTATATTAGAGCCATTGGATGAAGAAAAAAGAAAAAAAGTTATACAAAATGCTAAACTTAGTGCAGATAAAAGAAAATCTTGGTTTTCTATGTATAAAGACGGTACTATTACTGCTGATATAAGATAGGAATTAGATGATTTAACACGAGATTTAGATGAAAAGTATCGTAAACCTAATCCTGCTATATATAAAAATGCTAAGTATGTGGAGATGTTAAAATACAAAGACTCTAATGACCCTAAATGGTAGTTGTATAAATTATTTTTAGATCTTATAAAAACATATGATTATTCAATGCCACGTTCATTACGTCTTAACTTTAGGTTACCTAGCGTTATTAAGAGAGGTGTTGAAAGAGTAAATAGCGATGGTGTAACGTCAACAATAAAGAACTACTTATAGACAGAAATGCTACCTATGCAAGACGATGATATCCGTGGTACTTTTGTTGACGAAAATGGTAAACGCATACGGCAAATTCCTATGTATTATTATGCAGAAGGGATTATAACAGAAGATGAACAATCTTTTGATTTACCTACTATCTTTTATAAATGGGCTGATGCTGCTGATACTTACTTAGTTAAACGTGATTTGGAGTCTTTAATACTGCAAACATAGGCATTGTTAGCTAGTAGAGAAACTCAGGATAATGTTATTTCTTTGTTAAAAGGTAATAAAAATAAAGTATCCAGTCATAAAGTTAATACTTAGAATTAGTTTGATTCTTGGGTGGATTAGGTGTTCTATGGAAATAGAGTACAAGATATGGGTAAAATTAAATTACAGTACTCTGATAAAGTAATAGATACTGCTAAATTAATAAAATGGATAGTTGGTATGTCTAATAAGAGAGTAATGTCTGGTAATATGGTAGCAGCACTCAATAATATATTGGTGGGTGAAGTAAATCAATTAGAAGAAGCTGTTGCAGGACAGCATACTACGAAAGAAGACTATGCTAGAGCTACTAAAGAATTTGCTAAGAACTTTTACGGTTTACTAGCAGATGTCAATAAAGCTGTACCACAGAATAAATTAAATTAGTTGGCTGAATGGTTTGGTATATTTGAATCAAATAAGAATTTATCATTAGAAGGTTTTATGAGACATTCTGTTAGCGATATCTTATATACTCCGAATAAGATGGGTGAGCATGAGATGTAGATCAGATTCCTAACTGCTTGTTTGATGACTATGAAAGCTAAAGACGATAATGGTAAAGTAATAGGTAGTATGTATGATTATGTAACTTTTGATGAGAATAATTAGTTAGTAGTAGATGATAAAGTTGCTAATTTTGATAAAATGTAGCAAAACTTATTTTCACTCAAGGTTAGGAAGGTACTAATTTCACTGCACGGTAATTATAGCGATAGAGCATCTGTAGCTGCTGAATCTCAATGGTATGGTTGGATTGGTTTGTCTTTACGTAGATGGATTGAACCTACTGTAATGAGACGTTATCAAAAGAGATATTACGATTCTGTGTTCGATACTGAAATAGGTGGTATGCATAGAGATTTTGCTTCTTGGCTGTTTAGAAATGAATATACAGCTGGTATGATAAATTTCTTTGCTACTAATATATTTAAAGCTAAACAACTTTAGATAGAGGTGATGAAGTGGAGTACTATGACCGATGACGAGAAGAGAAACGTAATTAAGTCAGCTATTGAATTTTCAGTTGCAGCTTTGAGCTATGCTATATTTGCTTTAATTAATCCTGGAGATGATGATGATCATGACTTTGGATAGGAAATATTGTGGGTAATAAAGTATTAGGCTTATAGATTATTTACAGATATGACTTTCTATGTCTTACCTACTTCTTTTACTAAGCTTTTCCAAGATCCTTTTCCTGTTATGAGTTATATAAATGATATACTTAAGTTATTTATGCAGATGTTTGATCCTTTTGAAGAATATAGTACTGGTAAACATTTAGTATCTAATAAGTTGCTGGATCAAGCAATTAGACTTACTCCAGGAGCTAAACAATTAGGTCGTATAGGTAACGCTTCATAGGAAATAAACAATTTCTTACATTAGAGATGATTTGTAATATAATTCGAGGTTAGGTTGGTACTAATTCTTTGTGGCTATAAAAAAGATAAAGGCGGATTAAAATCCGCCTTTTTTATTGGTATATTGTTTAGATTTAGAATAGCTTCATTTAATTTTGGTTTAACAGAATATGAATAATTGTATCCGTTAAAAAAATGTGTTGCTATTTTTCTAGCTTTACTACTTATTGGTCCCCAGTGGTCTAATATTTTATTTTGAGTTTGTATACTTACTTTGGTGTACTCTCCGTTTAGTAAATGTGTAAAATCTTTTTTTAGTTGTGGGGGTATAGTAAATGCTATGACTTTGTAAGCGTTTCCGTTTATTAATTCTGTATATTCAGCATATGAATTTTTGTTTTTCTTAAATCTCACTTTAAGTTCATTCGGAAAAGCTCCTCTGTCATAGCATATAATTATTTTATTTTCCCATTCTGGTTTATTGGTGTCAGCTACGTATATTCCAAGTGTGGTTTTATTTAGCCATTTTAAACTGTTTTCTTCTTCTATTAGTGGTAGTAAGAATAGTTTTGTTGCTATATTTAACCACAATTTTTTGTCTTTCATAACATTTACAGCTCTTCTGTTCCATCACCTTCGTAATACTCAAGTGTATGGTCCCATTGATCTGTACTGATATGTTCTGAGATTCTTCGGAGAGCTTCTGATATTGAAGCGATCTTTTCATTGAGAGTAGTATCATTTTTCATATTGAATACTCTAATTTCATTATTAGCATCCTTACCGATAGCAATAATATATGCTTCAAAATCATATTCTTCAGAATTAAGATTTAATACCTCTTGCATATACCATTGAATTGCTAATCCATAATAAGCAATTTGCCTATAATAATCGTATTCTTCTACTGAATGTTTAAAATTATATACATTTACAGTAGTTTTTAAGTCAATAAGAATTATCTTCTTGTTAACATGATCAAAGCATACTCTGTCTAATAGAGATTTACATTTGATATTATGAAATTTTTCTACTTCCCAATTAATATGGAACTCATTATGAGTTTCAAAAGTAGATGGTAAATTAAACAACAGTTCGTTTGCTTTTTTATGATTCTGAATATTCTCCTTAATCTTCTTAAGCATTTGTAAATCAGCAAAGCTAATTATCTTCTTATTTTCATCTACTTTACTTAAATATTCTAAGTAATCTTGATAAATCATAATAAGACCTTCAGCTTCTTCAATACATTTCTCATTAGATTTCTTATTACTATAAGCTTTCTTATAAGCAGATAGTTTAAGCTTATCTTGAGATTCTAATGGATTTACTTGCATAAGTCTATGATACTCATCTAATAAATCCTTTTGCTGTTTTACTTTAGGTGTTGCAAAATCAAGAATAATATAATCTTTCCAGAATTCTTCTGGTTGAAGTAAATATTCATGAATCATAGTTCCTTTTTCAAGGAAATTATAGTCTAATTTTGCTACTTTACCTTCTTTGTAATCTTTTAGACCTTTTGGTCCATTTTTAAGAAAATATCCAATATCACTATTAGAGTAACGAGACATATCCTCATAGTAAGGAGTATCAATTACCATCTTGTTCATACTTAATCCTCCATGTCGCTAATTACAGCTGACTCAGGAACTTCTGCTGAAGTATCCCAAACTAATTCATCTTCTTTATCTTGTTGTAGTTCAACTTCTTTAAATGTCTTAAGCCAATCCGCTACATTATTATTGTATGCTTGACTAATAAGTTTATCTAAGAATGCTTGTTCTACTTGTTTCTTTTCTTTTTCCGTCATAATATCTAATACTACAAATTCATAATTTTTCTTGAAGTTATAGCAATCATTTAATCTAGAACAATTGTATCTTCCAGAATTTATATCACTAGATCCATCATGCCAATGTCCATATAAATGATATTTACTCTTTCCAAAGGAGAAAACATCTAGAGCTTCATTACAAAATGGATTATCATGTGTTAGTAGTATATCACATTGTGGTATATCTTCATAAGTATCAAATCTACTAAATGCCCATCTGTCTTCTTGAAATTCAATTGGTTTAATCCAAGGAGATCCGTAGAATTTAACACCTTCATATATATACATTTCATCTATAAGAAATACTAATTTACCTTTAGATAAAATTTGCATATTATCTTTAAAAGAACCCCATTCATTTAATTTATACTTATATTCTAAGTAAAAATCATGATTACCTGGTATAATAATTACCTTCTTACAAGGTAATTTATCTACCCACTTTATGAATTTTGTTTCCCACCAATGTTTAGATGCTTCAATATTTCTTTGAGCATTTAATGTTACTACATCACCGCATATACATAGTACATCACACTCAGGTATATTCTCAATGAGATTACCATGTATATCACTTATACCGCATATTTTCATGTTTATATAAGTTAAAAGGCTAGAATATATCTAGCCTTATTTGTTTTCATGCTGCATCACAACATTCGTAATCATCATCACTATATTCATTATCTTCATTATCATACTCATCGTTATATTCTACAGTATCACTAACTTTAGTTGGTATATTTTCAGTAGAGATATTCATAATGTTTATGATTTCCTGAAGACTAATATCTTCATCTTCTAGCATTTTGACTTCACTCATGAAAGAAACAATGTTATCCATAGAAAGTAGTTTAATATTCTCTTTACAGAATTTTACTACTTCTTCTTTGTTCTTAATACCAAAATCATCAGCCAACATCGGTAAGAATGCAGCATTTTCATCAGGAGAATATCGACGTAAATAACGAATACGTGAACAGCGATCTTGCATATACTGACTAACTTTGCTTAAATCATTGCAAGTCATAATTACTAGTTTCTGTGCAGTCTTTTCAACTCCATCTAAGAAATCTAGCATATACTCAGTTTTGAAGTTCTTTTCAACTTCATCAAACAAAACACACACTGGAGTAGTAAAGGACTTAAAAAACTTAATAAGTTTGTTTTCTGGATAATCAGGATTAACTACAATAATAGGTAAACCTGATTCTTTAGCTAATATTTTTGCCATTACAGTCTTACCTGTACCCTTAGTACCGGCTAGCATTACACCAGTAGTATTTGTATTTGCTTTATTAAAATAGGTTATAATACGCTTCTTAAATATGTCATCAGTTTTAGTAGAATAGATTTTCTTTGGTAGATTTAATTCACCATTCTCTTTAAATATAGGTGAATCTTCCCATCTATTCCAACTTAGATCATATACTTTACTAGGTATTAAATCATAATCAGCACCTTTAGGTTTTGCAATTATCTGTTCTCCTATTTTAATAAATTCATTCTTTGTCATAATCTGAAAATTTAAGATTTTAATTTGTTGATTAATTCATCAACTTGTTTTTTATTCTTTACTAAATAAAATTTAGTATCTGGTTCATTCAAGCTTAAATAATACTTGAATAGTTTTTCTCTATTTGCCCAAGAATCTGTAGCAAATCCTTTGCATTCTATAACAAAACCATCTCCTACAAAATCTGGTAAATAAGTAATAGCTCTAACTGTAGAGTTATTATATACAAACTTAGGAAGTAAAGTATATCTGTGCTGTTCATATTCAGCTGATATACCTGCTTCCTTTAGTTTCTAATACGTATAAGCTTCTAACTTAGATCGAAATACTATTCCGTCTATTTCTTGTTTAGTAGCATTACGCACTTTCTTGTTTAAGACTTGTTTTAGCATAATTAATATAATGTTGCATACTATCACTAGTTACTTTAAACGTTTCAATTCTTTCAGAGAAATTACCATTTTCATCTGTAAATCCTACTGAATATAAGAAAGAATAATCTTTATTATATTTGAAAGCTTTAAACATTTCTTTAATTGAATTTCCTATAAACTTACGTTTTTTATTCCATTCAATAAATTCTCCATGCAACAATACACTTACTAATTTGATTGGAATCAATAATAACTTTCCAAGTATTAGAGCTAAATCAAAAGGTAATGCTATTACTTTACCTATAGTTTTTAATAGTTTCATTTAACCAATTTTTTATTTCTTCAAAGTTATTTGCTTTAACAGCATCAGATATATCTTTAGCTTTGAATTTTTTGTTAATAAACATTGCTTCTAAGCCTGTTTCTCGGCTTAATTTGCGACTTCTTTTTACTCCAGCTACGTCTCTATCAAATAGTATTATAATACGCTTAAAACGCGTCTTAAGTTGCTCTAATACGTCTTTAGGTAGAAATGTACTCTCTGAAGATGGAGAAACTGCTGGATAACCCATTTCATGCAAACACATAACATCTTTCATGGACTTTGTAATAAATAGTATATCACCTTTCTGAGGCAACTGCTCATAGCCTTGGATATCATAGTCTGTAAGATTGTTTCTCCACTTAGTATATTTATCTGCTAATGGTTTATATATCTTAAAGTTATTATAGACCTTATATGCATACATTGGATTTTCTCGTTTATAAGTACCCTTTACTATTCCATTACATAAATAGTATTTAATACTATTTACATTGAATTTCTTTAGAGTATTTATAGAAATATTGAACTGTTTCCAGTAATTGATATCTACATCAGTAAATTCCTGACGTACTACACCAATTACTGTTTCAGTTGGCGGTATATATTGCTTAGAGCTAACGAGTTTAGTGTTGTTAGTAATGTTTAATTTATCTACTATATCAGATAATATATCACTATATTCTGTTTTACCAGTAAATAATGATACAAACTTAATTACATTACCACACTCACCTGTTCCATGATCTTTAAAAAGTAGTTGTTTAGTACGTTTACTATAGTAAATACCAAAGGATGGATTCTTATCCTTCCTAAATGGACTATTGTATATCATACCTACTTTAAATTGACCTATATATTTTGCATATATATCATATTCTGTTACTTTAGAAAGTATCCAATCTATAGTAATATTATCTGGGAGTTTTGCTCGCTTTCTACTATACATATGCAATTTGTTTTAGTTTGTTAGCCTGTGTAGAATCGAACTACAATATTTCCTATCAGGCTATAAAAATAGTGGTAGTCTTAAAATAGTAGACTACCACTTGTTATTAGTTAATTATAACTTTCTTAAAACGGCAAATCGTTATTAGATTCGCTTAAAGCCTGTGTATTAGTAGTAGATGAAGTTGCACTAAACGGATTATCGTTTTTTACTTCTTTATCAGCTACAACAGGCTTTGTAAATTGGTCAATATTTAGCATAGCAATAGACGATGATTGACCTTCTGGCAATTCCATAGGTTCAATAAAAGTATATTTAGCATAATTAGGCAAAGTAGTATATCCTTTATCGTTATATACTATTTTTGCTCTAAGTTTTTTACTCTTATCTACTTTGTTCAGCATATCAGTAATCCACTGAGCAAACTGTTCAAAACTTTCACCATTAAAGTCAAGTTCTTCGTCTTTATAGTAACAGTTAAGTATCTGCAACATACGAGAATACTGCTTATCCATTTTTGTCTGGAGTTGTTCTTCTGTAGTTACAAACCCACCAAGTGTAGGTTTCCACTCTGTATGGGTTAATGTTGCTCCATCTTTCTCAAAAACAATTTCTAAGAATTGATTACCATTCGGAGAAACTTCTGTTTTTACACTTTTCAATACTACATTTTCAATAATACCAGCGGGAATATACTTAATATCACTTTTGCTAATACTTGCTGCACGTTCTTTACTATATGTCATAATTTCAATATTTTTAAGTTTTTAAATCAGGCTGCACACTCGTCTAAATAAATCTTATCCCAGTGAACATTAATAACATTATTTTCATCGCTTTCTGCGATAACTATCTTCTTACCTCGTAAGTGAGGAGCTCTAGCCTCTCTTACTGAATTATCTCCACCTTCAAAAGATATAATAGTTTCATTCTTTTTACGATAGACATAACCAACAGCATCTGCTTCTCCACATACTATATCACCCAGTTTTCCTACTAAATCTAGTGCCATTTCTGATAATTCTTCTCCTTCTTTATTAATCATTTTTTCTTTAGTATGACCAATAAGAATAAAATTATCACACAGATTACGAAACATATCTATTACTTTTCTAACTGCCATGCGAAGATACATATATCCACTACCATTTGGTAATGTACGTATATCATCTCCATTATAGGATTTACCCATTGGAGTTTGACGATATAATACCTTAGCATAACCTAGACACATTTCTTCTAATCTAGTAGCATTATCTATAGCAATATATTTGTAAGGTTTGTTACCAGTTTTAGCTGCTTCTTCACCAATTGCTCTAGATATATTACCTAAGTCTTCAATAGTACGAGCTTGAATAGAGAGAGCTTCTAGAAACTCTGAACCTCCCTCTAAGTCTACAATAAGACAGTTATCAAGCTTTGATAATAAAGTAGTTTTACCTGATTTAGGTCGACCAAACAAGATTAAGAATCTTGGATTGTTAACCTTTGGTTTGTTTTTTTCTTTTGGTAGTATTAACATATTAAAATAGGTTAATGCTTTACCTGTGAGATTCTGAAATTATCTGACAAAAACTGAAATTTTACACAATGTAAAGTTATTCGTTATTCATTGTTGAGAATATTGTTAACAGTAGTACTGTTACTAATATTAATAATAACATTTACTATATTATTTTTATCTGCTTTACGATAGTTATTCAAAAACAGACTAGGATTATCAATAGGAATGATTGTATAACCAATTTGAATAAATTTCTGGTAAATACGTACAGGTTGACCCATGTAAGTAAAATCGTAACCACGATCTTCTTCATAGTCTTCCATGATCTTAGCATATTCTGCTAATCGTTTTAATGCTAAATCAAATTCTGAAATAGCATCATATTGACGCAACTTAAATGCTCGATTTGCGAACGGACATGTAAGTGAATTATCATATGAACATGTCGGTCGATAATATTTTTTATTGAATGCAGAGAAATGTGCATTTCGATTGCATCCAAAACATAGCAAGTCTTCAGGACCTGCATATGATATACTGTATTCCGGATCTTCCGGAGTGTGAATTCCATACCATTTAGCAAACGGTAAGCGGTTTTTAACTTCGTTTAATATACGATTTTTCAAAGAACCCTGAGGGTCAATATTTTGTTTCGGAAGTTTAATTGTAAAACCTTTCATAATCAGCCTTTTTTAATTTGTTTAAATACTACTTTTTGTTCTTCAGCACTTGCAGTATTTGTTTCAATTAGATTGCCATATTGAAGTTCGTTTTCAAATTCTAATATACATGGTTCACCATCTCTTACTTTTAAGAAATGCATATAAACCTTATTTTTTACAGGTAGACGACGTACTCCATATATAGCTAGATTAAGTATCTCTGGTCTGTGAACAGCAATAACAAAATCACTAGCTTGAAATATTGCGTCAGATGCTGATAAATCACTTCTCATTGGGAAGTGAGTACTTGGATTATTAATTCTATCAGGACTTTCAATATTACGATTCATCTGTGAAAGCTGTATTATACTAGTGTTAGAAAGTTTTTTCTTCTGTATAAACATTTTCTGTAAATCGACTATTGTACTTCTTTCTCCACCTTCTCCATTTACTAGAAGAACGTGGTCTAATACTACTATTAGCCAACGACCGTTAGCTACAGTATTATGAAAGTAATCTATAGTATTACCTATTTCTTCTACATTACATACTTTATCAACAAAGTATATATTGTATTTCTTAATGGTTTCAGCTGCCGATTCAGCTTTTAACAAGTCTTCATCACTAAGTGTTTCTACTGAACTATACAATTCAGATACAGTTTTCTTAGTTTTATTACTTATTACACGACCAACGTTTCTGTAGTCTACCATCTCTAAACTAAAGTATAATACTACGATATCCTGATCAGGATTAAGATCAATTAAATCCATTACTAACATATTTGCAACTGAGCTCTTACCACTACCTGATATACCAGCTATAGTAAATATCATATTTGGTTCAATTCCGCCAGTAGCTTTATTGAATTTATCCCATCTAGTTTTTAATGATACTATACTATGATTTTTTCTAGCTTTAATGTAGTTTATGGATTTATTTGCTACCTGAGATATTGACTCAAAAGGTAGTATTTTAACGGCATTCTGTTCCGTATTCTCCATAATTTACAGGTGTTTCAGATTCATAACTCATTTGCTCTTCAATAACCTCCCACTCATGTTGAGTGAGCCATTTCCACATCGTCTTCATATAACCTATTTTACCAGTTATCATTTTGTTTTCAATTTCATATTGAAGACATTGAAGAAGGTGTTCGTGCATTGCCCTAGATTTACCTACGATACGATTATATTCTTTACGACACTTATTTATATTAGATCGTAAAAAACCTTTAGTACCATCTGGTCTTAAAACATACACTGGAAATACTTCATAGAACTCATCAAACCATGTCTTATCTTGTTTTACACTTGATAATAGTTTTTCTGTAGGACTATAAATTTTATTATCCCCTGAAGTAGTAAAGGAGATAAGGTCATTGTCGATTAACTCTTGTATGTCGTTTTCACTTATTCGGCTGAGAAACTTGTGAACGTCTTGATTATTACTTTGATTATCATTCAACACAAGAGTTAAAAATACTAACTGATTAATTGATATTTCTCCAAAAATATCTAATAATGTTGTATCTAATTCTAGTATCATAATATAGTACTTTATGAACTAACTTTTGATACAATCTGGAAATATTTGTTAAAACAACGTTAGTTGTCTTGGTTTTAATTCTTCAATGATCTTTAACGCTTCCTTTAAATAGTAGCGATAATTGATCTTTCTTTCTTCTATAGGTTTATTATCAAATTTGTTTAGTATAGTAACACCAGATGCAGTGAGTAGATTAGTATAGTCTACTCTAGTACCTTTAGTTATAATCTTTGAACTATAAGGCAATATCTGTTCTACATTAGAATTATAGTAAAACTGATTTGGATCTGTAGTTATTATACTTTCTCCTGTTTTGAGACATACGAGATATTGCGGTATCTCAACATCTCTGTTTACTATTTTACATTTATATAAATAGGGACCATTAGTAGATGCGTAGAATCTATTGATTCTTTGTGTCAGTTCTCCATTATATTCTACAGAGAATTTCTTATCTACTTTTTGGTAAGTAAGAAACTTCTTAATATCTTTACAATTGTAGATAGTATCTTTTACAGGAATACCATCAACAAAATAATCTCTAATAGCTTCTGGAATAATCTTTGCAGACATTCCCTTACCAAGTAATACCTTAGTAATGAACATACCTTTTTCTTTGATATAATCATCTTTAATCATATCTAAAGAAGTATAAGGCTTCTTCTTTTTATTTAGAGCTTTTTCTGGTTCAGTTTCAAACAATTTCTTCATTGCTTGATAACCTTCTTTTACAGCTATATAATCATTAATAGCATACTGATACATAGCTTCAAAACGATCTTCCTCTAGGGTTAATCTCGTTTGTTGTTCCCATTCCTTACATATACTTTGTAATTTTTCATACAGATTCTTCTTAAGAAGAACAAATAAACCATCTGTATTTGCCTGTACTATTCTACAGCCAATATCAGATAATCTTTCTGCTAACATAAGTAATAGTAATTGTCCATTTATTCTAATCTGCATTACTGCGAAAGGACTATAACAGAAATTATGTTCATTCTGTAGATTACCACTAAGACCGTTTAATGCTAATTTAAGCGTTTTATCTTTAGTCTTAATACCATTATGTTTTGCTTCTATTCGTTCATCTTTAACTTGATTATAAACTTCTAGAAATTCAGAACCCAAATGTTTTGGGTAGAATTTATACTCTATTATCATACTGGGATACAGAGATGCAACATCAATATCTATTAACATTTCATCTTCCTTAGGAATAATTATCTCAGGTTTGTTTTCAGAGTGAATACCACCAACTCCTACAGAATACTTTAATCCTCTGAATACGAATTTATTTTCATATCCTTTTCTACCTGGTGATACTATCTGTTTTTTCATATCAGATAGTACATTACGAAGTATAGGATCTTTATATTCTATATAAGGTAATATTACTTTGTTTAGGTCTATGACATCTGCTGGGCTTCTTAAATCTTTAATATCCCACCATGATAGACCAGTCTTTTCAAGATATTTCTGCGTTAGAATTTTCATTCCAATGTTTACTCCATCTTTACTTAATACTCTTACTTTATATTCATCTTCGATAGCTATTCTTAATTCTATATCTTCAGAACACAGATTTAATAATTTTTCAGTAGAATTAACGTCATTCACATTATACTCAATCATCTCTTCTATTCTATCTTCTTCTAGAAACTTATTAAAGTCTCCATTGAATTCTAGAACATTAGGATATTGCATAGTTACTTGCATTTCCTTCAATCCAACACGCAATTTCTGTGAATATAACATAGTAAGTATATCAAATGAATCATACCATACTTGATATTTCCATTTTTTCCATGCTTCTATGTTGTCATCTGCTTGAGATGTAGTTATAGTTCTACTTAAGTTAAAAATACTATCACATATCCTTAGACATGGTT